CACCGACAAGAGCCACCAGGTGGCCCGGTCTCCTCCGTCACCGGCCCCCTTGATCCGGTTTTTCCAACTATTCGCAAAGATCGGGTACTGTACGGCCATGCCCTCTCCCCACGGCTTAGTGGCCCATATCAGGGAACCAAACACCTCATACTCTGAAGGGATCCACAACTTGCCCAGATCCTGCCATCCCCATGAGTTTGAATCATTCAGCTTTCCAGAAGCGGCGTATCTCTGCTCTAAAAGGAATCTCTTGGATGAAATAACCGCCCGTACCTCTGCCGGGAGTTTTGCTTCTAAACCGGCCAGAAAACTCTTCACTGTTGACTTGTTATAAGGGTACGGATCTGAGGCGGTTCCGTTGTTATCATTCGCCGTAAACCACTGCACCGTATCAGGGTACAGATCCTTTGATATCCAGTCGATATGCCACCCTAACTCCTGATCCGTTGTGCGGGTATATGTATTGATTCCCGCAATCTGCATCTTCACCACATAGCTGCCCATGTTGATGGGGATATAGTCCTCAACATGAAGGCCATCAATGTTATGCGCTGCAAGCCTGGTTTTGATCCACCGCCATGGATCCGAATACTGAGCGATCTCCTCAGCAAACTCCACCGTCAGATCCTTCCCTTCATAGGTTCGATCTGCTGCCTCAATCGCATAATTGGTGTGCTTATTCTCAAAATTGATCTGCTTGGCACCGTACTCATCCCCCTCCTGGGTGTACGGTGTCACATCATTATAGCTTTTGGTGCCGTCCTCGTTCTGCACCTCTCCAAACTTGCGATCCGCCGCAAGTTCCTCGTTGATCACATCATCAACATAATCAGTTTTTAATACAGACATAATGCCCTCCTATCCGTTAAATAAATGATCGCCGCCCAATCTGAAGGGCAGCGTCCTCTTTCTTTTGGGTTCCCGTGGATTCCCGAATGGGAAATACTCACGGCCCATCACTAAAGGCAACCTCCTTTCCCTGATTTCTTTCACCTCTTCCCGTGGTATCGCCGGATCCTTCAGCGGGAAATACTCATCTCCCAATCTGAAGGGCAGCGTCCTCAATTCTGTCACCACCTGAGGCTCTTTGTATGTTGCAGGGGCCTTGAATGGATAATATGCCCCGCCCAACCTGGTACCCAATCCAAAGGGGAGCCTCAGCTTTGACGGCCTCACCGGTTCCGGGATCCTTGGATTTTTCAGGGGATAATAAAAGGCCCCCAGACGAAAAGGGAGCCTCACCGGCCTTGTGTATAGGTTCCACATGGCCTCATACAGCGCCAGGCAGGCAGATTCTATGCGGTTCAGATCTGCATAGCCTATAAAAGCGCCGTTTTCAAAATATATTGTTTTCTCGCCTATTGCACATTTCACAAAGGCATTTATTTTTTCCAGATTATCCGATAGCGTGTTTATTTCATCCGCATATGGATATTCATAATATCGCCGGTCTGGCATTGATTTCACGGAAACGGCCCAAAATTCCCTCGCCATGGCTCCCAGAAATTCAATATTGTTTTTGATCCGGTTATAGTCCACCGTGTTGAAATAATCTCCGGTATATTTCCCCTCGGCATCCGTCCGGGCTGCCCAATCTGTTTTTGGTGTTATCCACTCCATCTCATATCTTCCTCCTTGCCACCAGAGTGCCGCTCAGGGCCCCGGAGTAATTCAGGCCAACCTCTTCCAGTCTCACCATAAGATCATCCACATATCGGCTTTCAAGGTAGGCCAGATCATTATAGTCAAGGATCGGATCCCCTCTGTACTTCAGTTCGTACCGGTTCCCGCTCTTGTAATACTCTCCAACCCACTCCACCAGGTTTCTGGCATCTTCCGCAGAGCTTATCAATGGGTTATTCCATGTTTGGATGCTCCCCGCATTATTCAGCTTTGTGGATTCCATTGAGGTGCTGATATTATACTCATATCCCCGGATGGTCAGCACCACCTTTGTGTCCGTCTGTGGCGGCTTTGTGATCCTCACCCTGCACCAGTATGAGGAGCTGCTTGTGATCACTGCTCCAAAGTCCTGCTCCACATCATTGATCAGGCACACAGCCCTCAGGCCATGCACTGCATTTCCAAATTCAATCTCAAATTCCTCCTGTTGTCCTGCTGCCAACACCGTCTCATCACTTGTCAGATCCTTCAGCTCTGTGCCCCTGGCGTATATCGTCCTCACCACCCTCAGCTCTTTCACCTTTTCCAGTTTGGTGCCGTATGGAGTGGCCGTCAGATCATCATATGTGATCTGGTAATCTGTCTCACTTCCGAAAACGATCTGTTTCAGGTGGATCCGGTTGTGTGGCTTTGCCCTGGTAAATTCTATTGTTATTTTGTCCGTGTCTATGAAGTCATAATATACCACCGTCCTCTCTGTGATACTCCTGCTCATGAAATGCTTCTTTTCCACGCCGTTGTTATAGGTTGTGATCATGAAGTCAACCGGCTGTATGCTGCCGAAAAGAAGGGTTAAGTTGTAAAATGTGTATGCACTCTCCATTGTCAGCGTGATCACCGGGTTTTCATCAAAATACCCTTCCTCATCACTTATGGATTCACTCACATACCCCACTCTCATATAATTCTTGCCCCTGGGCATGAAATACTGCCGCCCGCCCACCTGGGCATAATCTCTTTCAAATGCCGCATACTCGGAGTATGGCTGCTCTTGCAGAAGGCACTCCACATTTCCGTATTCTGCCACCTGGTTGGCCGCAACCTCCTTCTCCGGCTCAAAAGATGATTTCAGCATGATGATCCCATCCCTGCTCTGCATCACAACGCTTCTCCCGGCGTTTGCAATGAGCTGAAGGCACTCTTTATGCTTCACCATGGGCAGGGGATTGTATACCACCACTTTCTTCAGGTACGGATCCACCCAATACTGCTCCGGCAGGATCCCGGCATCATCAAACACATCCACGGCCAGATCATAGAGTGTGATCCCTTCAGGCCGGTACTCTCCCCTTTTATACTCATCCTGCATATACTCAAATATATCCACGGCCCCAAACTTGGCCAGTTTATCATCAGCGCTCCACTCCTGCATGAAAAGGGTTCCGCCCTTTACCCACTCAATGCTCCCATCATTCAGGGTATACCCATAGTACACTTGCATCTCCTGGCCGGTTTCCATGTAGTTTATGGCGCTATCCTCGTTATCCACATTGTAATACCGATCCATATTTTCAATGGTTACATTAAAATCAATGCTTGGCAGATTCTCAGAGATCGGAGATATACAGCTTTTCATCTCAGCGCTCACAATCTTCTCATTGTCAAATGTGATCCCTATTCCAAATACAATATTATGGATCCTGAGGCGGCCCACGCCGTTCACCATCTCTATGGCGGTTATTTTCATGAATGTGGTATTGTCAAACGTGTCCTCCGTTGCAAATGATGGCCCTGCATTTTCGTACAGAAATACTCCCTCATCCGTTTCCACGGATAACTTCACCGGGTAAGCATCCCCAAACTCCAACGTCAGGCCCTTTATATCCAATGGATCCGCCGTATTAAAGTGAATCCGCACCACCGGTTCATCACCATGGCCGCAAATTGCCTCAGTGACCATCCCGGCATTATAATAGACGGCGGCGGGGCCGTCTCTCGGCAAAAAGTACATACTCCGATCCACCTTTGAAAAATCGTTCTCAAATGTGGCATATACCCTGCTCACCGTTTCGGTGCTCAGTGGCTTCACGATATCAGAAAAATAGGTGAATCCTCCGCCCTGCACTTCCGCCGCCGTCTGGGCTGCCTGATTGATCAGGCCCAGGCTGATCCTCATATATGATTTATTCCGGGCCGCCTGCTTCATGGCCACCTTGTACTCTGTACTCACATACTGCATCACATCACCTACATTTCAATAAAATTGAGTGTAAACCCTCTGTACACCGGCACGCCGTTCTCATATGTGTAAATAGGCGTTTTTCTGTCTCCGGCATACATATCAAGCTCTCCCTCTGCATCCTGATCCGGTATGAAGAAATAAACGCTCAGGCCAAACTTCTTTTTGATGGCCCTCCGTATGGCCATATATTCACTTGGCCTCAGCACGGCCCACTCGCATGAAACCTTGTGTACGTCCTCCCGGATGATCTGTGAAACCATTTTCCCGTTTGCGTTTCTCTCGCTTTCCGATATATCATAGTCCTCAATAGTCATTTTTGAAGGATCGGGGAGGGTAACTCCGCCGACCTTCAAAATATTGTTGAATTTTGCCGCCATTGTCCTCCCTCCCTTATGCCTCGGCCATCTTGTAGCCTTTTCTCCTTCTAAATTTGTCCTCCTGCTCAACAAGTGTCTTTGTGTCAAGCATTACTGTGGTGTGGATCGTCTGCCACTCATCACCGGAATCCATATCACCGATAATGGCCATCATGTTCACGGAAATGATCTCCCCGATCTTCGCCGCTATCTTGTCAATCCACCCGGTATTGTTTTCCAGGGGCACCACTGCCTCCTGCCCGGCCTCTCCGATCATTGCCAGAGTTGCGCTATCCACCACGCCACCCTTTGCAAGCCTCGGTATGGATATATTCCCTATTGTGCCTATGTTGAATCCAAAGGTTTCCCCTCCGATCCCCGGCACCCAATCCGGCACATCAAAACTCAGATTGTTCAGGGCTTTGATCATCCCGTTTATACCATTGATCACGCCGTTGGCCATCTTCTCTATGCCGCCAATTATGGAATTGATCACCCCTTTTATACCGTTCCATATTCCGTTAAAGATATTTATAACGGTTGTTTTCATGCTCTCCCATATGTTGCTCCACGCCGACTTGATACTGTTCAGCGCTGTGCTGATCCCGGTCTGGATCGTTGCCATCACGTTGCTGATCGTGGTCTTGATCGCATTGATCACTGTGGTCACGGTTGTTTTGATGGCGTTCCATACGGTGCTGAAGGTTGTCTTGATCGTATTCAGCACGGTGCTGATCGTGGTGCTTACAGCATTTATAACTGTGCTGATCGTGGTCTTGATGGCATTGAAAACGGTTGTTACTGTATTTTTTATGCTTTCCAGTATGGTGCTGAAGGTTGTTTTGATGATATTCAGCACTGTACTTATTGTTGTACTGATCGTATTTATAACCGTGCTTATTGTAGTCTTGATCGCATTGAAAATTGTGGTTACTGTATTTTTTATGCTCTCAAAAATTGTGCTGAAAGTGGTCTTGATGGTATTCAGTACGGTGCTGATAATGGTGCTTATTGTGTTAATCACCGTGCTGATGGTTGTCTTGATCACATTCCATACTGTGCTGATCAGCGTCTTGATGGCGTTCCAGATTGCCTCAAATACTGCTTTGATCGCATTTAGTACGGTGCTGATCACCGTTTCCACCACGTTGATGGCTGTGGAGATTATAGTCTTTATTGCAGACCACGCCAGAGAGACAATGCTCTTTATCGCCTCCCATATGCCCGAAAAGAAGGATTTTATCCCCTCCCATGCCTGCTGCCAGTCTCCGGTGAAAACTCCTACTATGAAGTCAATCAGGCCGCCCAGGGCATCAAATATGCTCCCAACTACATCAGCAATCACCCCGAACACCGTCAAAAATGCGCTCCCCACTACATCCAGGGCCGCCGCTATGTATGGCGCTATGTTCGTGATAAACCACTCTATGAACGGCTGAAGCGTCTGCTGCCAGATCTTGCTCACTCCATCCGCTATCTTTCCTATCAGTTCCAACCCTTTATTTATTGCTGGCTGTATATGCTCATCAATGAGCGGTCCCACTTTTGCCTGAAGTCCTTCCAGTACCGGCAGAATATAGGTGTTGTACGCATCCAGGAGCACTCCCGTGATGCTGCTGAGCCCCGCCGCCAAAGTGTTGAACATGGGGGCAACGTGCTGATCATAGATCTCATTGGCCTTTCCAAAGGTATCATCAACCACCCTCTTGATCTCTCCCAGAGCGTCCGACACCACCCCCAGGGTGCCATCAATGGCCTCCTTAAATTTCCCCTGGTTGTCTATAAACGGCCTTGTCAGCAGATCCAGAACATCCCGGCCCATCTTCATGGATATCTCGCTCACTCCCATGGCCGCATTGGCCACAATCCCTATCAGGTTTGCGGTTGCCTGCTGCCCGTTCTCTCCTCCGAATACTGAGAAAATATTTGCTATTGCCTGGGCAAAATTCCCCTGAATCGTTACGATCTCTGATCCTACATCAAACATAGTAACCAGATGCTGCTTGATCCGCTCTTTGTTCTGATCCAGGTATTTATTGATCCCGCCTAACAAATTAGTGGCAAGTGTGATCCCTATGCTTGCCATTGCTCCCGCCTGCTGCCCCAATGAATAGGCCCATGCGTTCAGGAAATTATTGGCCGCCTGCAATACTGCCGGATCCGTCCATATCTCAATCAGGCTCTTTTTGATCCCCTCAATGGCCTTTTTCAGCGGTTCCAGGGTAACGTCACCCATCCCCGCCTTGAATCCATTCATGAAGAGATCCCTCAGCTCCTTCAGCCGGTTGATCAGTTTCTCCAATACTGGATTTAGCGTTTCCTCTGTCTCATTGGCGGCATCCACAATGCTCTCATCCAGTCCGCCGCCTCCTGCACCTCCTCCACCGCCTCCTCCTGATCCTCCTGAATCCTCTCCTCCTTTCTTTGTCAGGGAATGGATCTCATCCATGGATAGAAGGCCGCCATATTCTTTCTTGGCCTTATTTGCCGCTTTCCCGGCCTTATCCGTTGCCGTTCCAACGGATCCCATGGAATCCGCCGCACCATCAGCGGCCCCTCCAATGTCCTTCACCGTTGTGGCGGTCTTTGTATTCTTCCCGGTAATTTTTGCAATCATGTTGCTGAAGGCATCCGTTACCGTCAGTATCTTGGCCAGAAGGTTATTGAGTACCCTGATCACCGGCGTGAGCACCGCAATGAGGCCCTGCCCGATTGCCGCTTTTAAAGCGTTGAATCTTTCAGTGAGTACCCTCACCTGATTGGCCCACCCGTCAGAAGTGCGGGCAAAATCCCCTTGTGCATCCGCCGTCACGGATAGGAGATAGTTATATCTGAGAAGCGCCTGCTCCTGCTGAGACATTGCGCTATACGCTTTTGTCATGCCCTGGCTCAGTGCATACGCCTCCAAATTGGCCACGGATAGATTTATGCCTAACTGCTTCAAAGGCTCAGTCTCTCCGCTGATCCCTGATCTGATCTTTTCAAATGCCACATCAGTATCAAGGTTGTAGAAAGAGGCCATATCTGCCGCAAGTCCGGTCATTTCCATAGACATATCCGCCGCCGCTTTCGTGGCAAAACCCATGCTTTTCAGCATTGCCCCCAATGTTGAGGTATACTGCTTTGCACTCGTTTCAGATAGTCCAAACTCTTCCAGGGCATCCCTGGCGAATCGGTTTATAGTCTCCGACATGGCCCCAAACGTGACATCCACCACGTTCTGCACCTCTGCCAGATCGCTCCCCAATTCTATGCAGCTCTTTCCGAAGCTGATGATCGCTGTGACGGAAAAAGCAAGTGCCACCGCCTTCCCTATCTTTCCAAACGCACTTTTAATTTTTTCAGTCTGCTTCTGTACGGCATTGGTGGCCTTTTGCGTCTGCTGCTGTACTTTTTTCAGCTCCTCATAATAGGCTTTCGTCTGTGCCTCTATGATCACTTGGAGCCTTTCCAGTGTCATTCCCTCCACTGCTCTCACCTCGCTCCTTGTCCTGCCGTTCCCGGAAGGCCATGTTATGCCTAAAGATGAAATCATCCATCCTTGCCTTGTGGAGCTCCATCTCTCGGCTTAGCTTGGGCTTATCCCCTGCCTGCTCGGTGAAATCTGTTTCCTCCTTGTTTTCAGTTCCAAATAAATCCGGGTAGTATTCTCTTGGCATCCTGATCTCCGCATTTTTATCCATGAGCTTTCCTACCACGTTTCCTATCTGAAGCGCCTGGTTGAAAAGTATCATGATCTCATCCTTCAGCTCTGCCTCCCGTTTTTTCTGTTCTCTCTCTTTCCTTCTTGCATAGCTTTCCAGGAGATCATTGATCTCTCCAATGCTCAGATCCCAAAATAATTGAGGGCCATACCCTGCATCTAAAAAGACCGGGTACAGCCCCCATATTAGATCTGTTACCGTTTCGCTCCCGCTTACAGCGTCTCCTTCGCCTCCGTCATTGCCTCCTGCATCTGATTGCTCAGATTTACGGAGAAAAAACCGCTTACCGCAAAGATCTCCATATACACAGACATATAGAAAGACAACTGAGAGCCGCCTTCATTTACATACTTTTCAAAAAGGTTCTGCACCTCTCCCTTTGTGATGCCGTGCTGCCAGTCCTTCATGGCGGCATGGGCAACATCCAACATCACGGACAGGGCGGGCATACCTCCCTGGCCGGTTCCCATAATGTTCATCAGGTTGGTTTTATACTTGGTTTCAAGCTCCACAATGGCGGGAGTTTTCAGCTTCAGCTTGTAGCTCTTTCCGCCAACCTCCCACAATGCAAACGGCTTTCTTTTGGGCATTTCGATCACTTCACCCTCTTCTGCCGCCTGCCGCCCTGCTGCCTGCTCCTCAGTGTTTGCCGCCTCTACTGCTGCCGCCATGTTTTTATTATCCTTGTCAAAAAATCCCATGATCTTATCCTCCTACTTGAAATATTGTTTTTATGCCGGATCCGTTGTCACAATCTCGCTCTGAAGTGCCATGTTGAGATCCCACTCCATAACGCCATTTACACCGCCGCCAGACCTCTTCACGGCCACCTGGGCATCATACTCATACTTGGTGCCGTCCGGCAGCGTCTCGCAGAAAGAGAGCACTTCTTTATTTGCTCCTGCCTTCCTCATAACTCTGTACGGGGAATCCTCTGAGGCGTTCTCATACTTAAATTTGTATGTAAGATCACCGGCATCTCCAATGCCATACTCATACTGCTTCACCTTGTCGGACAGTCCGGTATTTTCCACCTTTTCAGGATCATCACCCAACTCCGGGATCTCCTTCAGGCCGGTGAGGATCGTATAATCTTCACTGGCCCCTTTCTTTTTATAGCCCAATGTTGCTCCGTTTGCTAACATTTTTCTTTTTTCCTCCTTCTCAATTCTGATATACCATCTCGGTATCTACATCAATAATTCCCTCATAGCGCATAACCTTATGCTTCAGGCCGGACGGATCCGCAACATCACCGCACGCCACTCTCCTCAGGCCCAGGGCTGAGATCTTCTCATCCACTTTCATGGCCGTTTCTGATGTGCTGCCGTTATTCCAGATATCCACTTTATACATGAGGTGGGCCTTGCTCTCTTTTCCATCCACCCACTCCACCACGGAATTATCTTCCTCGGTGTACTGGATCGCCGGGAGCTTCTCCCAATCTTTCGGGTACCCATCACTCACATTTTCGGTTATGCCCTGAATAGAACCATATACCTGATCTTTTACGTTGATCATGTTCCTCCACCCACTTTCCTGATCTCTGCTTGCAGATCGCTTTTGATCGCATTTACAACATATTTCTCCATACTCTTCAGTGCCGGGTACATGAACGGCTGAGCCGGTTGCCCCTCTGTGGTATGAAAACCGCCCTCATCATCCATCCACACCCATGGCTCCTGAGTATACGCCACCGGCACATTGGGGGATATGCCCGCATGGCTTGACTGGCCCACCGGGCCGGTACCAAATTCCACAAATACGGCGTGAGCGGCATTGGTGTATATGCTCCCTATCGTGGCATCAGCATCCTGCTCCACTTTTGTGTATATGCTCCGCTTCAGCTCTCCTCTTGGCACAAAACTCCACGGGCCCGCATACACCGGGCAGAGTTTCACTGCCACTCCCCTCACCACTTCCGCCTGCTTTTTCACGGATTTATACACCACCGGCTCCATGGATCCCAATTCATTGAATTTTCTCATGAGGTTATGCACGCCATCCACAGCCATATGATCACACCCTTTCCAACTCCATTACCTTGGGACTGTATTCCCTTTTGATGGATATGATCTTGTAATCAGGCGGATCTTCCGGGCCAGTGAATACGCATATGCCGTCACCTTCCGTCATTTCCTCAGGGCCGCCATATTCCATATTTTTGATATAGGCAAGCCTCTCCCCGTACATTTCCGCCTGCACACGCCCTCCGGCCGGCCAGATCGTTGCATGGATCTCCACGGCCTCCTCATATTCAACAACGGATCCGCCCTCTTTATCCTTCCCCACCTTCCTCTTCCTGAGGTGGTATTTCTTCATCAGGCTTTTTCTCATACGCATGGCCACGCACCCTCCCTAATCGGTACCGTTTTATGGTTTCCTCAATTTCCTTGGGGATCTCCGCAAAAGCGGAAGAGATCCCGCCCTCGCTCCGGCTTGTTTCCCCCTGCATACCCAGGCGGTTATATGCCACAATCGCCCACTCCCTGACCGCAGGCTTCAGCGGATAGATCATCTTTGTGCGCCATGCCAGTGATAACACCTTTTCCTCCGCCATTGTGAGCAGGAGGGAGAGCAGATCCTCATCACTCTCCCCCGTTATCTTTTTGAGCATTTCCAGATCAGTCACGCTCCTGCCCCCTCTCTGGTCAATGGTTCAGGATCATGGCAATCAGGGTGCCCTTGTTCATGTTCCCATATCCCTGGATCCCTTTTCCTTTTGCCATATCCCTGAGCGTTGCCACGGTCATTTCCTGAAGGGCTGCCTCTGTCAGATCGCCGGTGCCTTCTCCTGCTGCCTGCTTTCCTTCCTCCTGCTGTCCTCCGTCTTCCTCTTTATCTTCCTTCTGAGCGCCCTCAGCAGCCTCAGGATCGGCTTTTTCTGTTTCGGGTGAGGAATTGGCCACCTCTTCCTTTTTAGGCTCATTTTTGGGCTCCTCAGCGGGTTTCTTCACCAGATCCTCACGCCTCTCCGCTACTGCATAATTATCTGCATCCTTCCTGCACGCCTTAATTGCATCATTGTTGTGGCACTCCTGCACGGTGCCGGTTTTCTTGTTTAAGATGAACATATTGGCCTCTCCTCCTTTTCTCAGCTCTTGCTTGCGGTCAGTACAGATAAGCATTTCGGCTGTACTACCTTGCCACCGTATACATGGAGCCCTTTCACTGCATCAGCAAATCTCTTCTCCGGGCTGTATGCCTTGGTTTCAAGAATCTGCTCAGCATAGGAGGCTCCTGCATTGGTACCGGCAATGATCTTGTACTTTGCCCCCTCAGTGTTGGGCACGTTATTGGAGAGCCATACTTTGAAGCCACCGGCCACTCCTACCTCGCCGCCTTCAATCAGTGCCTTGTTGTAGTCCGTGCCATTGCCCACAAAGCGGTTATCCTTCAGCAGAAGGCCATGGAACCATGCCGGAACCACCACCCACCTTCCTTCTGTGGGCACATCCTTCTCCGTCAGATCTGTGGAGAGATCCACCAGGTAATCATACGCATCATTTTTCGTGGGAACCACGGCGGATGCATCAGAGCCCAGGTTGGTGCTGTTGTTCTGTGCTGCCAGATACATCAGGTTGGCCAGGAAGAGATCCGTTACATCATTCATCCCATATGCTGCCCTCTGCATTGCCGCATCCATCAGCTTGGGATTTACCTGGGCCTTATCCACATCATCAATGGCAAAGTTGAAATATTTTGCCTGATCAATGGTGAGTATCGTCTGATCGCCGCTCAGATCCTCAGGATCCGCAATATCCTTGCCTTTCTGATAGTCCTGAATGGTGATATCACCGATCTGGTTGATCTTCACGGTATCACCATAGTTTCTGATCTCGCCCTCATAGTCTCTATTGACCAGGGCGGCGTAAACGTGTTTTTTATCCAAATGGGCCAGAAGTCTGGCGCTCCAAATGGTAGGAATAAAATTAGTTACAGACATTTCGCTTTTCCTCCTCTATTCTTTTATTTTCCGGCTTTCATAGCCGCCTGCACGGCATCCCAATTCTTATTGATCTCATCCGGGCTCATTGCCTTGATCTGCTCCATGGTATATGCCGCTTTATCGTCTGCCTTTTTCGGCGGTTTCCCGCCTGAGAGCCGATCTTCCACGGCTTTCTCAACTGCCTCCTGAAATGCCTTTCCAACGGCATCAATGGATGCAGCACACGCCTCTGCACTGGAATAATTCAGCACATCCGCAAGGGATAAAGGGAGCCCTTTCTCAGCAAGCTGCTCCTTTGCCGTTGCCGCAAGTTCTCTCTTTGTGATGCTTGCCTCTCTGTCGGCCAGTTCCTTCTCCCTCTTCTCCTTCTCATATTCTGCCTTCTGCTCGGCGTTCATCTTGGCCAGTTTCTCCGCTTCAGTCCTCGCCTCCTGGATCTTTGCATCAATGTCCGCCTGCATCTTGCTCCGGCTCGTTTCCAGGGCCTTCCCGACACGGCGGTCAAATTCCGCCTGATTCTTCGGATCTTTCAGGAAATCATCAAAACTCACCGGCGCTCCCGCCGTTCCCTGCCCTTCTCCGCCGCCTGCTGCCGGATCTCCTCCGCCGTTTTCTCCTTCTCCGCCGCCTGCTGCATTTCCTGAGGTGCCACCGCCTCCTCCGGCCCCGCCGCCTGCTGCTCCATCCGGCTCAGCGAAAAACTGCAAATTCATGGGCATTACGCACCTTGCCCTCCTGAAGATCCTGCTTGTTCCATAATGATTGTTCATGTATTTCATGATTTTCCCTCCTTTAATGCCCCCGCATTTCCCATCAGGGCCCCACGGATTCATGCTTTTGGTTTTGCCTGCCTCTTATTTTCAGCCCTTGGCAGCGCCGGGCCTGCCTCTAACCCTCGGCATGGGAGATAAAAGGATCACCGCCTTCCTACTCAACCACTTCCCAATCCTCAGCAAAAAGCTCTATCATGGTTTCTTTCCACGGCACTCTCCCAAATCTGCTCTCTACATACAGATAGGGTGCTGTCATTTTGCTGTGCTCATCAGGGTACTGTGCCCGTATCACTACATCCGGGGCCCATTTCGGGAGCCTCATGCCTTTTCCCTGCTTTACAGCTTCAAATGCCTCTCCAAAACTCACGCTCAGATCCTCCTTTCTCTTTTTTGCATACAAAAAGAGCCACGCACTCCTGCACGGCTCTCTGTACTCCATATTGTTCATTTATGCGGGCATCAATCCCACTGCTGCCCCTCCTCAGGGTACAGCTCCAAAATGCTGTAATACTCCGGGATCTCCTCCGGCTTCTTTCCGTCCTTCAGATCCGTGAGCACCTTGATTTTCTCATCCAGTAGCTCAGAGCTCTCCTGATCAAAGAATTTCCTCACAAGTTCATCATCTACATCCATCAGAAGAGAAAAGATCTTCTCCTTCTTTTCCACATATTCCTGCCCATTCATGCTCAATCACCTACCTTTTTCAGCATTTCCTCAACCATTTTATCCAGAGCCTCCACAAGTTCCGGCTTATCCTCTCTCAATAGATCAATCAGATCCGGCCTTGTAACGCTCAGAGCGCCATAATTGGCAATGATCTCCGCCTTTTTCTTATCCAGGCTCCTGAAGTATGAGGATCCATGGCCATAATGCACGGCACCGGAATCCCTTGCCCTTCCTCCTGATAGTGCATCATATATATCCTGCAGCTCTCCGATCCCGCCGCCCATTGCATCCCGGCATCCGGCATCTATCTCATCACTCATCAGAGTATAGAGCTTTTTCCGCTCCTTCTCATACTTTTTATACTTGCTTACATCCTCCCACACATTCACACCATCAGGATAAAACTGATCTGTCAGATCCCTGATCTTCTGATCATATGCCTCTTTTATGGTCTTTCTGATCTTCGCATATTCTTCATCATACTGCCTGAAGAGATCCTCTGCCTTCTTTCCAATGTCCGGGGAGACTTTCCCCAGGGCCTCATCCAATACCTTGGCGGCGGGAGTGCTCCTGAAGTGCCCCCTCAGTTCCGGGTTTTCCCTCAGGTACAGATCAATCAGGTGCATATTTTCATGGAGCGTGGTGTTGACCGCTCCCGGCCTTGCTCCTGCTGCCAGTTTCGGGATTGTCAGCTTCACATCAGACAATTTCCCGGTACTTGGCCGGTATGAATAGTTTACAGAATGGCCTTTTGCATGGGAGATCTTGAAGGGGATCCCGTTTGATGTTATGCTTTCCATCTTCCCCATGCTGTTATACAGCTTCACCACATTGGCATCCGCATCCTTCAGACCGTTCACATAATCAATGAGTGCCTGGGTGCTCTTTGCCTCTGCCTTCTCCCTGAAGGCGGGCGGGAAATTCTCAATCCGCATCTCCTCCGCCACCGGCTTCTCCGCTGCCTTAATCGTATCATCAGCGGCCTGCTTGTTCAATCCCTTCTTTGTCTTTTTGGGTTTTTCCAATCCTTTCCCCTTCACATTCTTATCATACCACTCCTTGTAATTCATGGATGCAGGCACCAGTTTATTCTCTCCGGTTTCTGGATCCCTTGCACGGCGTTTCAGCCCCGGCACCACATCCCCTCCCAGGTGGATGATCGTAGTGGATCTGCAAAATGGGTGCATTGGGTTCATGTTTACCCCCGGTTTTGCATCTTTTACCGGAAACACCTTCCCATCCAGTTCCCTGCACGCCTCAGAAGTCAGCAGATCCAGGGTGGCCACAAATTCATATTGCTCTGCATCACATTCATCATAGGCCGCAAGCTGCATCTGGCCATTGACAAAATTACTCTCTGTCCTCACAAGCCTCCGGGCCTCAAAGGCTCCCGTTGCGTACTTATTGGCAATCTCTTTTGCCATCTCCTCCTCACGCTTTCCAGTCAGGAGCCCAATGATGAGCTGCTCCTTCACTTCATCCGCCAATCCCTGAGTATTTTTCCATATTCTTGCGGAATAATTTGCCCCGCTCCATGTGGATCTCAAAAGAAGATCTATCTTTTTCGGATCCACCGCCGAAAAACTGAATTGAAAACCAACACGCCTCTGTATGTTGTATATTTCCCGGTAATAGGAGTTTTCCGCCAGATCCTTATAGTGTGAGGTTGTGACTTTCTTTTCCTGCTTATACACTTCTTTCATCATCCGGTCTATTTCAGTTTGGAGCTGCTCCAACCTCTCAATTCTGGCTCCATATGCCTGGCTCTCCAACTTTGCCAGGATATCCGCATATCCCGGATCTGTCTTTGCCTTTCCGGCCAACGCCTGCCTCAGCGCCGCTATATCGTTCTTATTTTTCAGGGTGTTCAGCAGGGCCATTGCCTCTTTATCTGTCAGGCCGTGCTTATCCCTGAATTTCTCATATATCCCATCAATCTCATAGCTGAGGTGCCTGGATGCCTTTGCGTATATATCGGCAAGCTCCTTTGATATCTCCTCAGCGCTTTTCATGTTGTCATACATTGCCTGGGCCTGCCGGTTCTCCCAATATCCCATTCAGATCACTCCTTGCCGCCTGCTGCCGCCTTTCCTTTCTTCTGATCATCTTCCTCATGATCATCCGCCTTCTCTTCGCCCTCTTCCTGATCTTCTGGGCCTGCTGCCGGATCTTCCTCTTCATCCTCTCCAAAGTCGGGCGGCGTATTTGCTCCCATTCCGAAAAGATCCTGCTGCCTCTTCACATCTTCAGCCTTCTGCTTCTCAACTTCCTCAATTTCATAATCAGGATCTTCCACAAACGGCAGGAGCTTCAGCAGGGTTTTTGCTGATACATTGTTTTGAAGGTTGGCAACGATCTGGGAGAGTTCCTGAAGGTTTTTCGGGAGCGCCCTGCTGAATGTTGCCATGATGGATCCCGCCTCCATCAGCACGGCCTTCATGTTCAGAAAATTGCAATACAGCCGGATCCGCTTTCTCAGCCCCTTCTTGTACTGCCTCTCCTTCACCTTTGTGATCATTTCAAGGCCCAGAAGTTTGTACTCCATGGCCACTCCGCTCACATTCCCGGCAAAATTCTCATCCATGAAGTTGGGAACATGGGAAAAATTGTAAATATCCTCTTTTATGGCCTTCCTGAGAACCTCTGCCCCGTTCTCATCCATCTGCCGGAGGAGGTACTCTGCCTTTGCATCTGCCGGGAGTTCCAGGAGTTTCTCTTTCCTGAGCTGTTTCTGTGCTTCAGATACCTCTTCCTCATCATCACCCATCAGTGCTCCATAAAGCACAAGCACCGCATCAATAAACTGCTCTTTGTCATTGATCCGGTCACTCATCAGGGTGTTATATGCGTCTATCAAAGGGATCTGCTGCTCAAAATCCCCAATCCCCTCTTTATTGTTCAGATATTCAATGATCTGAGGCTCTCCAAAAAAGTGCCTCTCCGGCGTTTCTGTCACCGGCATGGAAATATCTGCTCCGCTATCGTCTATATTCAGCACATAGGTATAGTTTGCCGTGCTCACCGTGGCCACATAGGTGTAACTGTCCTCCACGGAGTTTTTCCGCTTGTAGTAGTACACCCCGCACAGCTCGTTTTCCTCAATCGTATCATCCACAATGATGAATGAGGATAATGGTGATATGTTCTTTGAGATCGGCGTTGCCTCCCCTTCCTTCACATACACATATTCATAGCCCGCCCCATAGATGCTCATATCCAGGGCATTATCCGCATCCACATCATCCACATTCGCATCATCAAATGCTTTCAGCAATGGATCAATGTCCTGATCCCCGCTATTGCTGTATGTGATCGGGTTCCCCATGAAGTACCCCGTGGCCGTGTCCGCTATATCCTTTGCATGGTTGCACACCACTTTATTGTTTGGGGCAGAATCATCTTCCCTCTTCTTTTTCTCAATCTCATGGTGGCCGTCATAATACTGCTTATTCTTCAGAAGCCTGCCAACCATCCCCTCATGCTTTTTCACAAGCGTGAGTATGATGCTTTTATCCAGGCTGCCCTCATCAAATTTCTCTGCCGGATATGTGAATCTAAACAAATTATACCTCCTTACCTCAGGCCCCTCTTTGCCTTGTTCCTGATCTTCGCCTTCTTGTTCACCATCTCATCCTCCAACGCATAGCGCACTGCATCAATGCTGTGGTTGTCTTTGTCCGGGTATGATCCTTTGAAATTCCCGTTTTTATCTCTTTCCAGTTCGTAGGAAGAAAACTCCCTTGCCGCATTGGGGCACCTCACCGGATCAATGATGATCTCATCCAGATCATCCGACAAATACGCCACCCCAAAATCTACCGATCCAGGGCCCTTCTTTGCCGGGTACACCCTCAGGCCCAACTCATTGAAGGATGCAATGGATCTGGGCTCCTCGCTGTCTGCCGTGATGATCTTGTTTTCCGGGTTCAGTTTCTTGATCTCTTCCACTGCCTTCCGTGTTTTGAGGTTTACCTGGTAAATCTCAGCAAATATATAGAGCCGCCTCTGCTTCTTGTTCAGGTGCATCCTCTCAAATGCCAACGGATCCGCCGCAAAACCAAAATCAAGGCCCTGCTTCAGCTTATCAAATATTGCTATTTCTGCATCAGTGATCTCCCGGATGATCACATTGTCAAATACCTTTCCTCCGGTTCCTATTGCCTCTCCCAGATACTCATGCCGGTATGCAAGCCTTTTCCGCTTTTTGAGCTCCTCTGCCTCTATGTAGAATTGCTCACCCAACCAATGCCTTGGCACTGTCAGATAGGTGGAGTGGTTGCATAGGGTATCATCACGCACCTGAAGCACATCCTGATTCACCCATGAATTGAGGCTTTTGGGCGGGTTCCATGTGTAAAATACCACATACTTATCACCGCCACGCATGAGTGATTGATTGATCTTTCTCTCATCCTCATCACCCTCAAACTCTGCCCGCTCCTCATACCAGATATATTTGAAATAGCCCCTCCTGAGCTTTATTGACTTTGATTTATTTGGATCGTCACACCCACGGAATACAATTCTCTGGCCCGTTGGCTTATATGTCAGCCTCAGCGGGGAGAGCGTCACTTTCCATAGGTGGCTCACCTCTAACGCATCTATGGCCCATAGGAGCTGCTCAAAAACGCTCTCTGCCAGGGTGTTGCCCACTTTTCTGAAGCAGGCGGCGTTTGCGTCAGGATCCTCCATCATCCCCATAATGATCTCAATGCTCACGAATGAGGATTTAGTGGATCCTCTGCCTCCATACAGCTTGTAGTGCGTGTGCCTGCCTTCCAGGATATCCCAATGGATATCATAAAATTGAGGCGCTATCAGTTCACTGAGCCTAATCTCCATCCGTTTTCCGTGGAATATCGTTGATAATGGTCACTGGCTCCACCTTTGCCTCAATCTCCTGCTTGTCGATAAACAAGCGGTACCTCTTCCCCAGGAGCTCCGCCGCCTTCGTTCTGTCCTGAAGGGAGGCATCCATATCAAACTGATCTTTTTCCTCTCCCCTCATCACCCTTGTGAGGTATTCAAGCACCTCTGAGGCGCTTGCCACCCTCTTTTCCTCCATCTGGGCAAGCCTCAGATCTATATATTCTTTTATGTAAGGTTTTGTCAGGTTTTCACTTCCTATGGATCTGGCCGTTTTTTCGGAATATCCGGCCCGCTTTGCGGCCTCTGTCTCGTTCAGGGTTTCAATGAAATAATCACTAAAAGCCTTCTGTTTCTCACTCATCATCCGGGCAAGTTCTTTGATCCTCTCCTCCTTTGCCTTCTCCATCCTCTCTCACTTCCTTCCAACGCTCCACCAGGTACTTCAGGAGCTCAACCTTGCTGTAAAATGCCTCCCCATCCCTCTGAGGGTGCTCTTCCCAGAGGATCAGCTTTGTGCATATTCTATCCTGCTTTTCAGAATAGAATTGCTGAGTATTTATCTTGTATACAATGCCCTGCTGCCTCAGGGCCATCAGGAGCTTGTTGATCTTTTTCTGTATATTTCCCATTTACCCCTCCTTTTTCGCACGAAAAAGGCACCATGCTTCTGCACGGTGCCCTCTCCTCAGGTTCAATTTAAGGGGATAAGCCAACAAATTTTCACCTGATAGCACTATACCACATCCAAAAAGAGAATTGTGAGAAACTTTATTTTTTTCTTTTTCTCTTGTCTGGATGCTCTTTCAGGTACCTGGTGAGGAGCTTCTCCGGGTATGTCCTATCACAATTCATGGCGGCGGCCACTTTCTCCCAGGAGAGCCCTTCCTCATACCTCAGACTTATGATCCGCCTGATTCTGCTATCCTCTATGCTGTTTATGTATTGGGAGATCTTATACTCTGCATCCACCGCCTGCTGCCGCCGCCTCAGCAGAAGGATCTCGCTCTCTGTCAGTTCTTTGCGGCGCTTCTTATCCTTGTTATCCACTCCGGTGATGGTCTTGGTTGTGTATACATACGGAAATTCTTTCATAGAGGTGTGAACCTTATCCGTGACTTTTCCCACCCTCTGATTCTGCATCCGCTCAACCTTATCATCTAACTCCCGGATCTCCTTTCTGAGATCCAGTAATTGCTCTAACTCACCTTTTGTCACCCTTCAGCACCTCCTAATTGAATGGGAGCCCCTCATATTCTTCAGGCACTTCCATGAATCCTCCTGCAGATCCGTCACCTCCTGCTGCCTTCCCTTCGCAGAATGTGAAATCTTCGCAGATAAACTCTGTATAATATATCTTTCTCCCGTCCTTTTCATAGGATCCCGCCTCTGCCCGGCACGTTACCCCTATCTTTGTACCTTTCCTCAGGTACTTCTCAGCAAATTCTCCCTTGGCTCCTAATGCCTTGAATGAGAGGAAATCCGCTGAGGGGCCGTTTCCTTTCTTCTGCCGGTCTACTGCCAGGGTGAACCTTGCCACACATATGGGCTTTTCTCCCTGGCTATACCTCACCTCTGGATCCCTTGTGAGCCTTCCCATAAAATTACAACTATTCATTTTCCGCTCCTTCCTTTCCATGCTTCAGCCCTTGCTTATATCCAACCACAAACTCAGGGCCCTCCTTGCATCCGCAATTCTTACAGATGTAATCTCCCGGCCTGCTGCCTCTGTCAAAATCATGGCGGCGGCAGGAATCTCTCTTTTCGGTGTTCTCATTGATCTGCCTGCATATTTCTATCTGCCGTGGATCCATTCCCCTGGCTTTCATCTTCTCAATGTCAAACATATTACACTCCTTTCACATGGGCCGCCAACATATCCGCTGTATGGGTATACAGCACATTGGGATATCTTTTCACGGCTTCGGTGTAATACTGCCACTCTTCCTTGCTTGTAAAAGCTCCCATATGGTACCGGATGCAGGCTTTCTCTTCCTCTGTGAGATCAATGTGGCCCATCAGCATGATCAGGCTTTTGTCTCCATGGCCATGCCAGAGCTGCCCCTTTCTCCATTGTGCCCGTGGCTCTCCATATACCGGCGTGCCATCCAGGAGCACCCCGGCATCCTCCCGCTCAAATACATAGTCCTCCATCTTGCACACATCATGGAGCATCCCTACCACTACCGGGCTCTCCTCCCGCTCCCACTTCAGATCTAACTTTTCCGTGAGCTGTATGAGATCATATGTCACTTGAAGGCTGTGATCAAATAATGATCCTGCATATGTGTTTCTGTGCTTCATTGAAGCGGGCGCTTCATAAAATCCAGACTGATCCAACCAATCCAGAAGCCTGCTGCCGCCTGCCTTGCAAAAGAAGTCTGCCATGATGCTCTTTTTGGTTTCCAGTGTCAAACTTTCCATCATATCCTCCTTATTTTTTATTGATCAATGCCTTGGCTACTGCTATAAAGCAAGCCACTAATATCATCAGGGCCAGTGCCGCCAACACGATCAGGCAGCCCATTCCCAATATTTTAAGGATCAACACCATTTTCCCCATCTCTCTTCTCTCCTTCCTGCAAAATCTCCATAAAATACTCATCATTGGCCTCATCATAATAAAAATCATAGGCGGATCCATACCGATCCACCCGGATCTCTTTATGCTTCAGCAAATTCTTGTCTGCTCCTTCCGGCATAATGTTTGCATCTCTGATCAAATTATCCGTTTCCATGAATCCTGCTGCCGTCCTGATCTCTTCCGCCCACTCCGCCAGATCTTTTCCGATCTGCACCGCTGCCGCTCCCACTTCCTCTCCCAACCTCATGAGGCCATCTCTTATTGCTTCAGCAGATGCTTTTGTTTTTGCGGCCAGAATCTCCGGCCAGTGTTCCCGCATCCATTTCTCATACTGCTCCGGGTTCATCCCGAATACTTTCTTAAACTGCTTTCTCCTCTTCCGTCTGTTCAACTGCTGCCTCCCTTCCCGGATCCATGAAGCGCTCCCTCTGCTCCCTGAGAATCTTCTGCATGGATTCCTGATACTTATGGCCCAATACTTTGCAATCAGGGGATGCCATGAATGAAATGGCCAGGCCTCCTCCCTTTTCTTCCCCGGTGTCAAAATTGATCAAATACCCGCAATCCTCCTCATCATATTCCACGGTACCGATCAGCCACTTTCTTCTATCATCCCAATCCCTTGCCCTTACCACATCACCCTCATAAATCTCAACGCCATCCATATCCTTCTTGCCGATCTGAAGCATGATGCCCTCCTGCTCCACCCTCATCATGCCATCCCACTTCATATCATGAAGATCTATCCCGAACACCACGCCATCCGCATTGAGAAGGTATCGGTATGTGGTTTTTATCAGATCCTCCGGCCTGATCATCTCTCTTCCCGTCCATATCCTGAATTTTCTCACGCTTTTTCTACCTCCTGAAGTTGGCACCAATCCGGCCTTGGTATGTCCTTCCCGATCTCTGCCCTCATCACCTTTGTATATCTTCCACTCTCCTGAAATTCCACATTGCAGACATAACCAAATGTACCCACCTGATCCTCTTCCCCGTCTATCTCGCTTATATGCTTTCCTGCCCAAAATGGATGGTTATATGTGCAATGCCCAAACGGGCAGGCATTACAATTTTTCGGTATTTCCATGGGCACCATGTACATTTCCCTTTCCTCCCTCCCCTATTATTTCCACATCAGCCTCATCAAAAGAAACACTCCCATCCGGCTCATACTCTCCTTTTTCCCAAATGTGATCAAATTCCTCCCGATCATCTATATAGGTGCCAAACACCGGATCCTGCTCCATGAGGTAAATTGCCTCTTTTACCTTCGCATCCGCTTCAGCAGGCCATCCAACCACTACATATCCATTTCCATCAAAACACGGCCTCACATACACCTCAGCCCCATCCCAGGCATCCATGTATGCTCTGATCATCTCAATATCATCTACCCTCACCATTTCTCCATCCTTCATGATCTGATCATCCGTTTTTCCTTTAGTGTGAAGGATTGCCCTCATAATCTTCTCTTTTCCCATCAGCTTTCCGCTCCTTTCCTGATCACTTATAGAAATTATGGTTTCCTACCGTCTTTATGTATTCCAGGTTGCGAGAGTGCCATGTGTTCTCCCCGTTATATGTTGCCTCAAAATACAGAGCGCCCTCACTTTCATCCCATCCCTGCATGATGAGATCCATGGCCTTCCAACAATCCTCATCCGGTTCCGTTGTGTAAAACCTCCCGCCTTCCTTTACCGGCGAAAACTGGCCATCATCAAATATTACATCCGTTATGTTGTCCGGGAAATCTCCACTCCCTACTCTGTTCAGCACCACCATGATCACCATGGCCTTCCCTTCTGTGCTCTCTCCTTCCGCCTCTGCCATTGCTATCTTTGCAAGAAGGCATCTGTCCTCTTCATCAAAATTCCTTGTTGGCAGGATCCTTGCCTTTGTTTCCTTTTTGATATCTTCCGGCTGAATTTTCATCACTTCCGGGATCCCTCCTTTTTCTTCCTCTCCCGCTTCAGAAATTCCTTTGTATACCATCATCACCGCCACGGTTATGGCCGCCAGTACCGCCACCGCAATCCCGGCCCTCTTCAATCTCCTCTTCAGGATCCTCCGCCTTTTCTTCGCATATGCTACACGCAAAGAACAATTCCCGGCTCCCTTTGATGTGATACCCCTTGCATTTCCCTGATTCATCCTTTTGAGCCTCCCTGCATTTCTCTCCCAGGAGCGGATCCCCCGGTTTTGGATCTGGTAACTCTTCATTGCAAAATTCCTCCAATATCGCTCTCACTCGCCTTTCCTCCCCCTGGATTCTTCTGAATAATCTCTTTTACAGTCAGCGCATAATATTCCATTCCGGGATCTGCTCCCCATTCCGGCCTTCCCTCTTTTATATCCAGAGAACATATTGCGGTGAATTGTGGTGCCTCTCTTCCATACCCATTTCTAAACACCACCTCATGCTCATCATTTCCATATGGGATGAATGAGTGTGGGTACATGGAAAAAACTCTCTTGAAACGGCTCATATAATACGGTTTGATCTCCCGGTATTCCTCTTTTTTCTCCCCACTCAGGATCATCTCATACCATTTTCTTTTTATGGGTAATATTATCAATGCTTTTCCTCCTCTGCTCCTTACTTGACAAAAACCGGTCAAGTATTTCATGCAATTTCTTACAAAACGTCAAGTATTTTATAAATTTCCTCGCTTATCCCCTTAGATTGCCCGCCCCTGGTGGGGCGGGATTGTTTTTACTGATTGACTTTGATTTTGAAGCAGACGGGCACCCGCAGCGCCGCGGAGCAACTGTTGTAGTTGGCATAGCCGTTGTGGTTGACACCGCAAGCGTTGGCGGAGGAGCCCGCACACACCGACAAGAGCCACCAGGTGGCCCGGCCTCCTTCCTCTCCGGCCAGTTTTACCCGGTTTCTGGGATCCTTGAAGATCTCAAACTGCTGCCCCTCCTTCGCTTCTGAGGCCCAATCATCCGCAAATACCTCATATTCTGTGGGGAGCCAGAGCTTCAACGGGTACCTCTCCTCTTTTCCATCCACGATCTGAAGGCACTCCCGCTCAGAGATCACGGCCTTCAGCTCTTCCGGCAGAATATTCCACACCACTTCATTCAGATACCGGCATAAATCCGATTCCTTGAAGCCTCCGGTATTATATCCGCTCTCATTCCATTCCACCCTCTGCTCCATACAGTTTTTGCTCACAAAGAGCACCTCTTTCTCCGTAATGTGTGCCACTGCATAGGTGATCCGCTCTCCCGTGGTCAGCTCATCATGGATCTCATCTCCAACTTTCAGGCCGCCGCCTGCTGCCATGGCCGCCACCTGGGCCCAATCCGTGCTCTCTGTCCTTTTCTTTGTGATTGTCTGCATAGTCTTATCCTCCTATATTTTCTCAGGCTGTTGGCCGCCTGCTGCCTTCTTTTCCATCAGATCCTCCACCATCTTCCCGGCGCTTCTGGCTCCTGCTGCCACCAGAATCTCATGGATCCGCTTCATCCTCACCTCTCCTATTCCTTTTATCAGACTAATGGAGGCTATTGCCTTCTCTGTATTGAACGGATCCACCGCCTCCTTCTGGCCCGCCTCATGCCCTGCTGCATAGCCCTGATCATAATATCCGGCAATGCACTCCTCCATGGAGTGATGATCCATTTTGCGGATCTGGTTGTACTTGCTCCGGTTTATCTCCACCGGCCTTTTCTTTTTCGCCATCCTGCTCCTCCTTATCCTTTCCATCCAGGTACCGGCATCCCTGCCTTTTTCCATGTTCGGTACCTCTCATATTGTTCAAAGTTCGGTGTTGTTTTGATCACCCGCCTATTCCCGCACCATCTCTGCATATGTTGGCAAGTTTTGAAGTGCTGAAGCTGCTGCCTGGTGTAGATCTTCTCCACTCCCTTCAGCCAATTCCCTTTTGAATCCACAAACTTCTGCTTATCGTATATCATCACAAAAGGCATATATCCCATTGCTCTCAGTGTGTAGATTCTGTATAAATCCTCAAAAAGAGTGCTCCAATGGTTCACCAACACATACACACCCACATCCCTGGGCTTTTTCAGGCCGCTCTCTGCAAATTCCTGAAATTTCTCTATCAGGTTTTCCCTCGGATCATCCCATGCAAAGTGATAATCTTTCACCCGGATTCCTCTCAATGCCTCTATCACTTCATCATTCAGATATCTCACATCCATGCCGCCATTAAATTCCACATACGCTCCTGATCTTGCCAACTGATCCAGAAGGTTGATCCGATCCTTGCAGGCCAAAATATTCTGATCATACAGAATGATATTTTTCTGGCCGTTCCAAAACTCCGAGAGATCCGCCACCTTCACCGATATCCGGCCATCCTTCTCAGGTGTTATGCAGAAAGAGCTATGATTGCACCGTGGGCACCCTCTTGTAAGCCATCCATATGCCGTATCTTTCGTGAACTCAGGATATAGGGAATAGTCTGGATATATATGCTCTATCTCATACGGTAGCTTATTCTTCAGATCATACCCACTCCCGCCCCTTCTCACATCATTGCACCTCAGCTCTGCATCAGGTTCCTTTGATTCCGTGAAGATCTTGCTCATATAGATCCGGTCATATTCCAGGCTTACCTCTCCGCGCTGCTGCCACTTCACAAACTCCACCTCATCCCCTTCCCTTTTGTGGTAGGCGGATAATTTCATCAGGGCTAGATTGGGGAAATTATGGCTATCTACCGCCAACAATCCTATTTTCATTTTCCTCTCCTTCATGCAAATTTTATCTGCTCCCCGCTTGTGTCTATCCTGAGCGCCGGTTGCCTGCTGCCTATTTTCAGATACCCGCAATTTGCCTCCACTAATTTCTGGGCCATGATCGGCACCACACTATTCCCAATTCTGGCCACTTGCTCCTTTATGGGATATGGCTTGTAATTTATATCACGGTCAATAATGTAATCAGGAGGAAATCCCTGCATAATCTTCAGCTCCTCCGGCTTCAGCATCCTGAGAAAAATATCCTTCAGCTCATACTTTTCTCCCTTAATATCCATCACAGCACTCACAAGCCCGAATCTGTCTTTTGTTGTGATAGTTCCCAGAGGATCCGCCGCCTGCTGCCCGCATCCGGTACCGTAATACTTAATGAAAAATGCTGAAATCAGTCCAAAATGCCCCGGTGAGGTTGTGATTGTGTGGATCGGCTCCTCACATCCCTGGCCTATGCCGGTTTTGTAATACTTTGTTACAAACGCCACCACAAGCCCATAGCGGTTGCTTGTGTCAATGGTTTTTACCGGCTCCCTGAGGCTCTGGCCCCGTGCATCCCCTTCCTTCTGCTCCCCGTGATACTGGATCAGGAAGGCATACGCCTCATCATTCTTCACAATGTATGGATCCTGGTTATTCACCACATACTTCACCGTCCCATTGGCAATCCGCTTCATGGTTGCCTCTGCCAGAGGCTTCTTGCGTCCAAATATGGATTTTCCCAGATCCGACCAATCAATATATTTCCCGCACTCCTCCCACGGCAGGAGGCCGCCTGCTGCCCCTTTGCTGTGAGTGGGTACCGGCCACATTATTGGCCGCCCGTCCTTCCTGAAAATTGCATACCACCGCTTTCTGGTTGTGGGTGCTCCATAATCTGCCGCCACAAGCTCCTTGCTGTCAAACTGATAGCCCAGGCCCTTCATGGCGTTTATGAATTTGTTGTAATCTTCCCCCTCCCGGCTCCTGATCGGGTGCCCACCTTCATCAAGCGGGCCCCACTTCTGTATCTCCTCCACATTCTCCATGATGATCACATCCGGCAGGATTGCCTTTGCGTGCTTATACACCGCCCACGGCAGGATCCTGAGGCCCTTTTTCCTCGGTTGTGATCCTTTTGCCTTGCTGTGGCTTGTGCAATCCGGGCTTGCCCACATCAGCGCCACATGGCGGCCATTTATGTACTTTTTCAGATCCACCTCAAAAATATCCTCTGTGAGATGAATGGCTCCCGGATGGTTTACCGTGTGCATCCTGATTGCCTCAGGATCATGGTTGATTGCAATATCCACCGATCTCCCCAGTGCCATCTCTATCCCGACAGATGCACCACCTCCGCCTGCAAAGGCATCCACAATCAAATTATCCATCCTCTTCTCCTTATCTCATCCATGTTTCTACAATAACCGGATCATCACCCGCCGCTCTTGGGAATCTGGTCAAAAATCCTGCTGCCTGAATATCTTCCCTCATCTCTTCTAAAGAGAATTTCTGCATTGCCGTATTTGTTGGATGGCACCCTGCTCCTTCCCATATTCTGCATAAATACATTTCAGGGAAATCCTTTGGGCTATCATATATCACCACCATGGGCATCTTTATCTCCGAAAAGTCCACATCCTTCAGGCTGTCTACAAACTTACTCAGCATCATCCACCTCCATATCCAGATAATTCTTCCCAAACTCCTGCTCCCAGAGTTCCCGGCTGTATTTCTCCTCAAATGCCTTCTGTGCCACTTGCTTCAGATGCAGGGCCACCTCTGCATTATCATGAGGGCTCTCCGGGCCGTGTTCGTGGTGCCGGTCTGTGCATACATATCCCCATAGGCCATAGTGCTCAGCTTTCTTCCTGAAGGCACCAAACCGGCCATATACAAAATGGTGCTTATGCAGGCCCGTGTGCCTCAGTTCTCCGTAGTAGCCCATCCGATCCGCCTCTTCCCGGCAGAGGAAACACTCACGGTTTAGCGGATCAGTCCTCTTCTGAATGATGCTCTTTGCCATCCCAATACCTCCTCAGATCCGCCTCAATCTCCCTCTCCTCATGCGCCGCCTGATCCTCTGAATATATATAGCTCATATCTGCCACTCTCACCGGGATCCCCTGCTCTTTTGCGGCGCTGATCTCTCCCTTCATCCCCTCAGACAAAAGGGAGAACACCCTCAGCTCATTGCAATCTTTCAGGAGCTCCAACCCTATTTTTATTCCTGCTGCCCTCTGGGATGGTATTTCATCATTCAGCACTCCGGCCAGGAAGAGGTGCGGGCATATCGGGATCTTCCCCTCTTCGATCACTGCCATGCAATATACTTTTGCCATTTCCAAATTGGTTGCCATATCTCCCCTGCTGCCATATTGAGAGCATATATACACCCTCTCCTGCCTCTCTTCCCATTCCAGATCCCACAACCGGCTCCTTGCCTCATGATCACTCATCTCATACAGAGGCCCTCTTGCTTTCAGCAGCAGATCCGCCGCCACTGCCACCGCATCCATCACTTTTTTATCCATTCTCTTCTCCTTTCTACCAACACGCCCTCACAACGCATGGATCCATGAAATCCATATCCTCAGGATCCTCATATGCTATCTGCGCCCTCTCACCGGCCCTCACCGCCGCCACAATGGAATGGATCTCCGTGATGCTCCGGTAATTCTCGGCAATGGCATCCATCACCGCATCAGTGACCGCCTCCACGGCCTTCTCAACCTCTTCTTTGGTTCCCTTCACATTCTCCTGCACCGCTTTGAGGATCGCCTCCCTCATTGCTCTGTATTCTTCCATTCCTCCAACTCCTTCCTGATCCTTCCTTGCATAAGGTTCTGATATTCATGCCATCCGCCCTGCACCGTGTACAGATGCTTTCCCAGAATCTCCAACATTCCGCTCCATAGCTCAGCATTTTTCACCGGCTTGCCCTTTGCGTTGTGCCATTCATTTTTCTGCCATGCTATATGCCAGTGATTTTGCATGGTGTTCAGAATGTGATCACATTGAGTAAATACTCGGATGGAGCATGGTTTTGTGAGGATCCCTGCTGCCTCTTTTATGGCCATCAGGTTGGCCATATTCTCAGTGCCATCTTCCAGGCGGATCAGGCCCTCTCTTGTCACCGGTACCCCGTTCTTTTTACACTCCACCATCCACATGGCCACCCCTCTCCTTCTGGCCGGGCCCTTCCATGTGCTCTCCACAAATATGCTCACCTCAAACCTCATCCTGAATCACCTCCCGGATCAATCCTCCTCATGGTATAATGCTGATATGGGTACCCCGTTACCGGGTTCTCTCCATTCACAACGGAATCCTTCACGATATACCACCCTTTTTCCGGCTTCGGATCCGTTCTCCACCTCCTGCTGTGGATCACCTCTTTTTTGGGTTCCGGAATGATCAGGTTCCTGCTCCTGGAATATGAGCACCCCTCCTCCTCTTCCTTTGTCTCTTTCTTCACTATGTACTCTGCCAGATCCTCAAACTCCCCATCCTCATACAGAGGTATGAATGTCTTTGATCCGTATTGCCAGAATTTCAGCACCATCTTCTTTGTGTTTAGATCCGGCCTTGCTATGTCCTCAATGATGAGATGATGGTGGCAGGCTCCTTGCTTTCCCCTCTCAGTGACCAATATCCACTTGAATGGGATCCCCGCCTTCTTGTACTCCTTCCTCATATCAGACAAGAATTTTCTCACCTGCTTCTTTGCCTCTTTGAAGGATCCCGGCCTCAGCTCCTTCTTGTAGCTCAGGGTGAGGTGCCAGTCTCCTTCCTTGAAATTGGCAATTATGATCCTTTGCACTTTCTTCTCCCGGTTCCTCTGGTTCTGCCTTGCTATGTCCTCAGGTGTCCTCTTCTGTTTTGGCACCCTCTTCTTTCCCGGTGCCCCATAATTCCCCGGATAGTATTTCTCAATCTGTTTCACCCATCCCAGATCAAATATTTTTTTCACATACAATCCTTACATCACCACCTAACCTTAATATCTTTATCAAGTTATCAAGAAGGCCATAAACCCTCATTTTTAGCGGGTTTTTCCGTTGACTTTCTGGCCCTTTGGTGATATAATTTTTGTAGGTGTTTTTATGTCCTCAAAGGGCATCACCGGGAGCTGATTTTGCCGATCTGCTCCCGGCTTTTTTATGTAGTCAATCCGGCCTTCTCTATACTGCCTCAGCAACTTTCTTTGCATCCTTCCTCCGGCTTCTTTCGCCGCTCCCTCCCTCTATTCTTTTTTGGGCCACCTTTATGCAGGCCCGTGTAAACCGCTCCTGATAGCCTTCTGAGAGGGTAATCTTCACCTTCACCTCCTGCCTCACTTCCTTACCTCCTTTCTGCAGTTTTGAAAATCTCCTCATTCATCTCTATCCCTATGTAATTTCTTTTCAGATCTCTGCAGGCCGCTCCGGTTGTGTTACTGCCCATAAAGCTATCCAGTACGGTATCTCCCGGATCTGTATATGTTTTTATGAAATATCTGCAGGCATCTATCGGCTTTTGTGCTGAATGTAACTTGCTTTTCTGTGTATCCCACTTAAACCTCAGCACATCCCTTGGATATCTCTCTGTGCTCCCTCCTCCGCTCACTCCTATCTTTGTTTTTCCGTAACAACTGCCATCATCTGTATGTTTTGTATATGAATGTACCGGTTTATGGCCCTTCGTCTTTTGTGGCCGGTATTTAGGCGATTTTTTATAGAAAATCAAAACATTCTCATGTGCTTTCATTGGCATCTTTTTTGCGTTCAAATGCCCCGTTGCTTTTGTCTTTTCAACAATCCATTCATACCGGTACATTTTCAAATTACTGCAGGCCAGTACCTTATCAAATGGAGACTGTGCCCACAATGCAATACACCCATTATCCTTGATGATCCTGCGGTATTGTTCCCATAGCTTTTCTAAATCAATTTCACAATCCCACGCATTTCTTGTTGTTCCATATGGCAGATCTGAGAAAATCATATCTATGGATTTTTCCGGTATTTCCCGCATTACTTCTAGGCAATCTCCCAGAATGAGCTTTGCTGAAATATTATCCATTCCCTCCTCCCTCTTCTGCCCTCTTCAGGCCCTTCATGATCGCCTTCAGATAGTCCTCCTCATAGTTCCAGTTCATATTGATGGCATCCTCCGCCAGTACAGTGAGGATGATCTGTGCCTTCCTCCTTCGCTCCTCTGCCTTCTCCCTTGCCGTTGGCTCCTGGTCTATTGCATCAATTTCCATCTGGATCTCCGCCAGTATTCCATCATCTAAAGAATTGAGCTGTGCCATTGCCTCCTCATGCCTTCCTTCAGTGATGAGCTGCACCGCCTTCTCCTCTACCATGGCCCGGTGATCCATTTCCTCCTGCATCCGCCTGATCAGCTCCGCCTTTCTATCTATTCTCTCCATGGTTGGCCTCCCTCTGAAATTCTTTATACAACTGCTGCCGCCGCTCCTCTGTTATGAGGCCAATCTGCCGGGCAAAGTCCAGTGATCCCAGGTGTGAGTGGTACCACGCTTTTCTTGTCTCCTGAAACTCTGTGCTCTCTATCATGCGGAGAGCTTCATGCTTCATTGATGAGAGCAGATATTCCGCTTTCTCCATGGCCTGCTCAGCGTTCAGATCCTTCCCCGTGAGCGATTCCCCGCACGTTGGGCACCATTCAAACGGCGGTGCCAGTTTTCCACATACCGGGCAGGGCTCTCCTGCCTCCACCTGATAGAGTGGCCACTGATCCCCTTTGGGCTCTTCCTCATCCATCCAACCGGATCCGCCGCACGTTGCCTCCCCGGCCCGGATGATCAACACATAATTCCCCTGAAATGCTCCGTTTTTTGAATACCTGAGGAGATCCTCAACCTCTGCCAGATTGATCTTCCCTCTCTTCTTTTCCACTACCAAAACAGGATGATCTCTCCCATCCATATCCCACATTGCCGTAACCTTCGCCGCCATCAGATAACTCCTCCCTTCCTGATCTCCTCAATCTCTTCTCTCACCTTGCTGAGCGCTATCTGTGCCGCTCTCAGCTCTTCCTCCTTCTTGGCCATAAGCTCCGCCCTCGGTACCATATCCATGATCAGGGCCATTCCAAAATTCACATACAGCTCAGCGATCTGCTTCTTTCCCTCTGTCTCACTGATTGCCGGATGGAATGTGTAAACCTTCTCAATGATGGAATACTCCCGATCCGGTACCTCCTGGATCTGTTTCTCTTTCGGCGTTACCTCTGCCACCTTCTGCATAAATTCCTGCTTATTCATTGCTTATCCCCTTTCTCTCAAATAACTGCCCGCTCTGTCCGGCGCTCTTCCGTTTTCCCTTCCGGCTTCTTGATCATGCTCTGCCGTGCCAGGAGCAGCTTCACTCCGCTATCAATCAGCAGAAGGCTCTCAGGATCCAGAAGCATCAGGTTTCTCACTGTTGTGTGAAAATCATTTTGTTTTTTCATATAGCTCTCTCCTCTCTTTCCGCTTTTTGTTGTATAATCACCTCATCACCATGGGAAGGAGGTGAGTGTTGTGGCAAAAGTTTATGCCTGCCTTGTAGGTAACTGGGTTTGTTTGAATGATGATCCTGATTGCGTTGTCGGCGAAAATCAGGCATCTCCCGGCCAATGGTATGAAGAAAATGCTGATATATGGGCTCCTTTTTGTCGGGAAAAGGAACATACATATTATCAGTTGGACTATGTGAAAATCTCATACAAAGGTGCGGTTTACAGAATCAACCCTATTTTCATACAGATCGTTTATTGAGAATGATACTTGTATGATTTTTCCAACTCTTCGGGGCTTCCTATCAGGATATTATTTTCTTGTTTGGAGGCCTCGCTCTCAAAATGTCTATTGATCGCATGGCTCAGCTTTTTCCATTCCAGATATGTGATCCCCTGCAATGCCTCATATATATCTCTCATGCTCTTCTCTCCCACCGTGTTCACCTCCTTTCCGTGTCCTTACGATACATTATAGTGTCTCAAAGATATCTTGTCAATACTGTTTTGTGTCTTTACGATACTTTTTCTCTTGATTTTATTTTCTCGTTGTGCTATGGTTATTCATAAGGATGGAGGTGAAAACAAGTGACGCAAGGTGAACGTGTTAAAGAAGTTAGAAAACACCTTTGCCTCACGCTTGAAAAGTTCGGTGAGAGGCTTGGTGTTCAGAAGTCTGCTATTTCAAAGATTGAGAGAGGTGATACTTGTCTTACAGAGGCCAATATAAAACTAATCTGCCGGGAATTTAATATCAGTGAGGAGTGGCTCCGCACTGGATCCGGTGAGATGAGGATCCCGGTTGAGGATGAGGCTGTGGCCGCTGTTTCGGATCTGGTAGAGAAGAGCAACCCTCTGTATGATATTATCAAGGGAATTATGATTGCTTATCAGAAATTGGATAGCCCTTCCAGGGAAGTGATTGATCAGTTTATTTTGGATGCTATTGCCCAGAGAGGCCGCCCGGAGGCGGTACCTGAACCAACCGGCCCGGAGGATCTCGCTGAGCTTTCCATTGATGAGAAAGTTGCCCTCTACCGGCAGGAACTAGAACGGGAGAAAAAAGTGGAGACAGAATCACAAGCATTACAAAGAAACGCTTAGAAAGAATGTTACATATCAAAAAATGAGGTTATTGCATGGATAATAAAAATACAGTTTCCCCCATTGGATCATGGGGATGGATGAACCAGGTGGGCCCTTCCGGGCAGCGCCGTGATCCCGCTCCTTCATCCGCTCATTTTTGCGGATCCCCTTTTGATTCCCCTATCACCGGGAATCCCGCTTTTTGTCTTGATCTTAACTCTGCACATTGCAGGAGTTTATAAAGAAAAAGCCCCGGCTATTCACCGGGGCCCATGAGATGATGCTCATGTATTCTCGCAAAGTATATTGTAGCATTATCTCCTGGGTTTTTCAATCAATCCGGGCATTTTTACGCCCATTTTTAGGAGGTTTTGCTGTGAATTTTGGTATCTATGGCCGCAAATCTTATTTCAAAGATACTTCAGACAGTACGCAGATGCAATTTTCAGTATGTGAGGCCCACATACAGCAACATTTTGAGGATCCTGATTCCATCCAATACTATGAGGATGATGGCTTTGTGCGTTCAAATATGGATCGCCCCGGCATGAATCAGCTCCGGGAGGATATATCTGCCGGGCTCATTGATTGCGTGATCATCTATAAAATAGATCGGGTATGCTCTGATATGATGGATTTCTGCACCTTTTACACGTTCCTGAAGGAGCATAGTGTGAAATTTATCACCGTAAAGGATGGAATTGATACCACCACGCCTCTGGGAGAGGCCATGATGTATCTGGCCGTTATTTTTTCCGGCCTTGAAGTACAGACAGATTCCCTCAGGATCACCGATAATATGAACCATCTGGCCGCAAAAGGTTTCTGGTGTGGCGGGCGGGCCCCTCTTGGGTACTCCATCATCCCTCTGGATCTGGGTGCAAAGTCTCACAAAACACTTGCTCTCAACGATGAGGAGATCCAGTACAAAAACCGGCTCATTGATCTTTTTCTGGAAAACCATTTCACCCTTCAGAACATGGAAACATATTGCAGGAATCACGGGATCACAACGCTGAACGGCAATTTTCTTTCCACTACTCAGCTCTATAATATGTTTACCTCTCCCCATTGCGTCCAGAATACTGCTGCCATGTATGATTATTTTGAGGCAAAGGGCTGTATCATGGATGAGGAATCTCCCAGGGAGAAGTGGGATGGTACCCACGGGATCATGGTATATGGCCGCACCATGGAGAAAAAGGTGTGCGGCAAAAAGAAGCATATGCAGGCACCACCTGAAAAGTGGCGGATCAGTATTGGGTACCATGAGCCCTATATGACGGATAAGCGCTATTTTGCCATTATGGGCCAGTTTTGCCATAACACTTTCAGCAAGGCCCCCAAATATGATCTCCCGCTCCTGAAGGGTGCCCTCCGGTGCAAGTGTGGCCGATCCATGAGCATGAGCCGGAAAAAGAAGGTTGATGGATCTGTTTCAACCTGGTATTACTGCCCCAGACGCATGAGGGCCGGTGCTGAGGCGTGTGATATGTCTCAGATCAAGGCGGATCTGTTGGATGAGAAGGTGTTGGAGGTATTCCGGGCCATACAGCACGATCCCTCCGCCGTGAAGCGGTACCTGAAGGAAGAAAAGCGGGATCCTTCTGATTCCACCTCCAACCTCCGGGCCGCCATGGAGCGCTGCCAGGGTAAAATTGAAAAGCTCACCGGCACCCTTGCAACAAATTCAGGATCCGCCGCCGCAAAGTACATAGTGAGTGAGATTGAGAAATTAGATATTGAATACAACGCCCTCAGGAAAAAGCTGCTCACTGCATCCGCCAATGAGCGCCGGGCAGCCACCCACCTGAAGAGCGCCATGGAGAAACGGGATGAGATCATCAGATTATTGGATAATTTTGAGGAGTTCAGCGCTGAAGAGCGCAATGAGATTGCAAAAGAAGTGCTCTCTGAGTGTGTATGGGATGGGGAAACTCTTTTTATTACGCTTTGATTTTCCCTTTTTTATTCTGATACCCTCCGGCCGCATCCGCAGAGACGAACGGATCAGTTCCCGGATTCCGATTTCTCTGCATCCTTCGGTATTGCCGTTACGAGTCTCTAAACGAACCAGATTC